CGCCATAATATATTCTTTCAATTAAACGAGCGGCTTTTTCGCCAACATCGGTAGCGGCTTGAAATGCACCAATCGCAGCGTTTCCTAATCCAAGATTTAAACCCCTTCCCACATTCTCAATAGTACTAAGACCAGCTATACCTTGAGTTGCTGGTAAATTTTCTTTTAAATAAGCTTGTTTTTTAGCAATCTGCGATAATTCTTGAGGCGATTGCATAGGTTGAGCTTGCGGTTGCATTTCTTGTTGTCCGCCAAATTCGGGACTGCCCATTACGAAACTTTCAATTTCTTGAGGGGTGGCACCTTGAGGAACTTCTATATCAGCTATTTTTCCATTAGGTAATTGAACTGTTGCTATTGGCATTATTTATCTCTTATATTTAAAATTTTAAAAGCATTTTTTCGGGCATTTTGTTGCGACATAGCTGATTGACCGTTTGTTGCCTGTTGAGTTGGTGTTGCTCCTCTACCTTGCCCTATTTCTTCTTTAGCTGTTGCAAAAAATTCATTCATTCTATTTATCTTAGAGTTAATAGTATCGTTACTATCAAGAGCGCTTGGTGCAAAAGTTTTCAAAGCTCTTTTTACTTCTGCTTCTGGCACAGCCGCACCCGATTCTAAACGAAGCCTAGCATTTATTGCATTAAATAAAGTTGAATTTTCTTGACGACCTCCAGCCAAACTAAAAGGGACATCCATACTAGCAAGTTTTCTTCTATTGAAAGAGCCGTCTGAATTTGTGATTAAATTTTTAAATCGATTAATATCTTGCTCTCCTTGCTTAATTAAAGCAACTTTACCCGCCGATTCTGCACTTAATTTACTTGCTGGTCCACCAGGTATTGCTACTAAATTTCCGTCTGCTTGAAATCTATAGCCTGCTGGAGCTTTTTCTGCTCCTTTTCCAGAAGATTCGCTTCTAATTTTTCCAGCTTCAGCTATTAATTTATTTTGTTGCAATTTTTCAGTTGTTAAACCTAATTGGCTTTTTTGTAAATCAACTTGAGATTGTTGTAATTTTAATTGAGTTGCGGGGTCATTTTTAGCCATATCTCGATTAATAAAAGCACCAATAATACTTGCTCCACTTTCAGGTGTAGTCATTGAAGCTATAGCATTTGCAGATTCTGGTGTATAGCCATTTGATGTTAATAATGAACTTAATTGCTGTTGACGACCAACCTCTCTTTCAGCAATATCTTTTCTTGCTCTATTTTGAGACCAAGCACCAATACCAGCGGTTGCAATTTGAGCGACTGCAACACCAATTCCACCTTGAGGGTCAAAACCTTGACCGCTTATCGCCCTATTGGTAATATCTTCACCTGTTTGGACTTCTTGTAATAATTGTGCTAATGGTTTTCTATTAACTGCCATTATTTAACCCTCCTGAATTCAACATCAATTTGTGAATAATCTACTTTTAAGGTACCATCCTTCTCTTGAATAACAGCGGAAGGGTGGTTTTCTAATAAGTCCTGAGCTATTGCACCAGAATATCTGAATTGACCGTGTTCTTTATTCTTATAGTCAAATTCGTAAATGGGTATTCCGCTTGGTGAAGTTCCAGTGTGCTTTATGTTTTCTTTTAAAGTTATATCAGAAAACGCTTTAATTCCTGCTCCTCCTAATGATCCAACCGCCCCAATTAAAGCACTATTCCGTTGCATGCTTCTATTTTTTTGAGCTTGTGAACCCATAAATGATAATTGTTGATTTTGCAGTCCTTGTTGTTGAGCAAAGCCAGCAAGATCAATTCCATTGTAATTTGGTTGATAACCACCAAACGAAGTGCCAGCCCCTACTTGAGACCTACCGAGCAAAGCAGATATTTCGTTAAATCTTGATTGCCTTACTTGTTCGCCAGTAGCAATACTAGCTTGCGATAAATCGGTATATTGACGAGCAATTGAATCGTCTAATCGATTCATAGCCGAATTATATTGTTCAGAACCCATAGGAATTCCTTGATCTGCTAATTGTTGAGCTAAATCTTTTTTTTGTGATTGAATAATAGGATCAATTTGAGCTTTTCCTCTTTGAAAAGTTGCATCTTGAATTGCTTGCCCACTATTTGAAAAATCACCACTTAAAGAACCGCTTAATTGACCCGCTAAACTTTCTTGTCTTAATCTTTCAGCTTTTGTAAAATCGCTTTCATTTAATCTTACACTATTTGTCAACGGATCATAAATTTGTGAGCCTTCTGGTGTGTAAATATTAGGATTGTTTAAAAGTAAATCTTTTTTTTGTTCAGGCGAAAGACTTTCAAAAAGATTTGCAGTTGTAATATCTTGTTGCGTAGGTACAAATGCAGTTCCATCAGCATTTTTTCTATCTTCAAATAAACCTTTTTTATTTCCAACAATACCTCTACCTGTCCCTAAAAAATTATTGCCAAGACCTCCTAAATTTAATGCTTTTTTAAAAAATTTTCCAAATGCCATATTTTCCTTAAATTATATTACTAACACTTACACTATAATCGGTCCTATACCAATTAATTTGTTGTCCGTTTATACTTGCCTTTATTCTCATCCCAAGGTCTACACCTTGTCCTGATGAATAAATTAATTCGTTTCTTGTTAATCCTTCAGCACTCCACAAAGCAACATCCCATAAAGCCACATCCCAAAAAGACCCAACTCCAACTGATGATGAATTTTGTGAAGTTAAACCTCTACCATAATCAAAGTTGACTATTGAATTTATTGCCACAGTGCCGTTTAATTTTAGAGTGTTTCGATAGCTATTTACTACTTTTTCTTGTGGACTTCCTAAATTATTATAAGCGGATTGAATATCGCAAACAATATTTGCTCCGTTGTCATTGTAGCCATCATCGGCTTTAAATATTTTGCCACTCCCACCAAAATATAGATTGTTATTAAACATTCCCCAAGTGGAAGCATTCATCCCCGTAAATTTACAAGCCGCGCCAGTAATTGTGTTTAAAATATATTGGTGATAAATTGTGTTTGTTGCTACTGGAACATTAATTAAAAGCCAACCACCTTTTGGATACATTGCAACTTCCCAGCCATAATTTGAACTATAGTTATTAACAGTCTCTATTGCTACACCAGATAATTTACTTCTTTGTGTAACTGAACCATCATTTTTAAATACTTCACTGAAAAATACAAAATCTTGATCCGTAATAATCATAATATCACCAGCAACTTTTTTGGCTCCTCTTATTGCTATTGGACGACCTATTTTATAAGTTCCAAGCAAAGCCCAGCTTGAAGGATCGGAGCCTTGATACAAAAGAACATCGCCACTTGACATTAAAAATACTGCATAATCATCAACACCATTACCACCATCTAAATTCCAAGTCATCATTGAAACAAGATTGCCTCCAAAGGGTGCAACTCTAGACAATTGAAATTTAGTAAAAACACCACCAATTGCATTTGTTGCTCCATACCAAACATCTTGTGCGTTTGAGTTCCAGACATAAACTCTATTCTTATGAATATTTATGCCGTTTAATTCATTGACTGTTAATCCACTTCCGCTTATAGTAGAAGCTGCTAAAGTCGTTCCATCAAATGTTTGAGGTGTATCAGCACCATTAACCATTATTAAATAAGAATTAAAATTTACCCATTGAAATCTTGCATTTGTAAATCCGCTACCAATGTTTATAATGCTTGCAGGGTTTGTAATATCATTTAAAGTGCTTCCATTAGCACAAATAAATTTTCTAATTGTATTAGCATTGTATTCCATTAAAGTTTCAACATAACCAGATAAACCAGTTGCATATTGAGTAAATCCTTTTCTAGTTGAAACAGAACCTTGACCGGGAAACCAATTTTCCATAATTACAGCATCAGTTGGTTCCATTAGGCTTTCACTATCTTTAGTGTTTAACCCACCAGAAGGCGAAGGGACATTTACTCTTAAAGCTTGTCCGTTTCTTTCTTGATCCAATGATGGATATGATTTACCTAGTGTTAATACCATTTATGGAGTAATTGTTGCTGGATAACCAACTTTAATATTGTTATCATAATAATAATGCTTAATAGTTCTTCTTGCTCCGTTTGCCCTAACTCTTTCAACTGCTGCATTATTAGCAATTTTTTGTTCTTCAGCATAAGGGCGACCTTGATTTTTTAACCATCTCCAAGTTGCATCTAATCTTACAATATGCGCGTCAATAGCAGGGACATCAGTATCAGCTAACCATTCAGTTTGACCAGTTCCACTTGAACTTAAAATAAC